CATCATGCTTAAATACAGAAGGATGTCTTGGCTCAATATCACAAGCATATAAACACTCCCCATGACCGTCCGTTAACTTAGTTATATGTTGTATTAGTCTCCCATCTCCAGCACAAGGCTCTGTGTAGTCAAATGAATAAGGTAAGTGTGCTATAAGAGGCTCAACAGCAGCTATTGGTGTTGGATAATAGTCTCTTGGGACCCTCTCAAAATCACTACGCTTGCCCATATATTGCCTTAAGTCTAGTTTGGGATACAAACTCTGGGTCATACATACCATCAGCTACCTCACGTTTAACTATAACACCTGACCACCATTCACGGTTGGCTTGCCCTGCCCAACCTTCTGATGCCCCTTTGTAACAACCTGCTACAAGGCCAATAACTCCTCTAGGGTGAGAAGAATCTTTAAACTTAAGATCGCGTTTATGACTATGACCACAGGTAGAGCTATGATGGCGGTGAGCCAGTAGCCCATTAGCATGATGCATACCAGACATAGCAGAGCCAAAGTTACCGCTGCTAAAGTAATGAGCATACGAGACGCCATCGTAATCAGCAATCGCTGGTGCGGAGTTTTCATACTCATGGTACTCATCGAACCATCTGTCCGTCTGGAGATGCCGGAAAGATATGCCGTACTTTGATCCTTCGAGTCTAGGATCGTGCTTAAGAGCCTTCTTAATTCTTTGTTCATGGTTACCCTCAAATCCTATGTAAGTTGGACGCTTACGCTTGTGGTGTCTGAACTTCCAACGAATACGTTCCTGTGCATCGTTGTAGTGGTCAATATCCTCTTCATAACTCTGGCTTACTATTGCCTCTGGGTAACGAGTGTCAAATGTATTTAATGACCGCATATCAGCGCCATCACCCAAGTCTACAACATAGTCAGGTTTTATGTCGTACAAGAACTCACCTAACCAATTAAACCTCTCATTGCTCACACTAGGATCAACGTGAGCGCAAGAGAAGACTACTACTGTTTTACCCATGCTGTAGGCCCTCTGTACGTTCAGATACTTCTACATTAACGTAGAACTGTAAGTTATCTAACTGTTCCTTAGTAAGGTCTTTAAGTAGCTCTAGTATATCTTTTACTTCAACCATTCGTCTGGTATCCTTTTATCTGAATAGATGAACCCATGTTTATCACACCAGTCACCGTATGAAGATTTAGCCCCTTTGTTTAATTTGCCCTTAGAGTTACTAAAAACAAATCGTATGTCTAACTTAGGGTGTTGCTCCTTTACTTTCAAGTGCTTCTTTCTGTCTGCGGATACAAACCTTCCTTTGGATTCAATTATAATCCCGTTAGGTAAAATAAAGTCTGGGGTGTAAGTCTTATTCTCAAGTAATGTCCACTTAATCTTTAGTGTCTCATACTCAAAACTTACACCCCTATTCTTTAAGTCAACGGAAATATCATCCTCTAGTCCTGATCTGTAGCCATTCTTTATTGCGTGTTGTCTACGCTTACTGGTGGTTGCCACAGTTCTCCCTCTTCTCTCCTTAGCCAGAGTAACCTAGCGTTTTCCACTATACGGTCTACATCACCGTCATAGGCTTTTACACAGGCTTTCCAGAGGTCTTCTTCTGTAGTACACTCCTCTAGTAACTTACCTGCTTTCTTAGGACCAATTCCGTATATTCCCTTGATATTATCAGCAGCATCACCTGTCAGAATTTGGGTATAAAAGAACTTAGTCCCTGACCACTCATCTACTTCTGTCCACTCTTTCTTATTAAAGTTAAAGTGGCGGCATGGTATCTGTAACATATCCTTGTCGATTGATGCGACAATAGCTTCAGGACCAATTCGGGTTGCTTCTATTGCTATTAGATCATCTGCTTCTTCTCCCTCACTAACTTTAGCACCAAACTTATTAATTAGGTAGTCTCTTATATGTTGTAGGTGCTTAGGCTTCTCTACTCCAGACCTATTACCCTTGTAGGGGTAAGACTTTGCTATCTCAAACCGAAAGTTATTAGACCCTGTGAGATAAATCTCAAACTGATCAGGGGTTGGAAAGTCTAAAGTCTCCTCAAGAACGAAGTCGAGTAGTACCTCTATCTTCTCTTCTGCATCCTTGGGGAGATCGTCTTGAGTAGCAAAGGCAGCACGATAGGCTAGGATGTCTCCGTCTACTAGGACCTTAAGCACTAAAAGTCACCAAACACCATCTGACCATCATCCTTTTCAAAGGCTACGCTTTCTACATAGGTGAACCCCGCTGCCCTTGCTGCATCACCGTATGCTTGAGCTAGAGAGTGAAGATCATCCACATCGTCACGCTCAACAGTCGTGCTGCCACTAAAGCCATCTTCATCATCAGAGGACTGAAAGGTAATAATAAGTTTCATTAGAAAACGCTCCGATCTTCTACTTTTGACTCATATACAACGTGATCAACAACTGCTACCTTTTCCAACGTAGTGATCTTACCGTCCCATACGTCTAGCTTAACAATAACTTTAGAGCCGTTGCCAATCAGTCCATCCTCTTCCCAGTCCCAAGCCACATAGTCTTCTCCAGACCTCTTAAACATAGCTGGTGGACCAACTAAAACACCTTGTTCACCAGTTTCCTGATTAACAAACTTAGGGTTGAAGTGAGGTCTTGTTGCTTTGTAGTACATCTGACCTTCTTTATTGGTCTTAAACAACTGAGCTTGTAGACCTGTGTTAGGAACACCGTCCTTGATCATCTTGGCTTTGCTTTCATCAGTTAGCAGAAGATTAAGTACATATACTCCCTGCTTCATTTTAAAAGTGTTTGCCATGTCAGAGCCATCCTTTGGTCCCATGTCACGATCCTCTTCCCGTAACTTAGCCCACTCAACTTCGCACTCTACTTGAACTGTCTTACCCATTCAATTTCCTTTCGTAGGGGTTGTATAATACTATATATACCCAAATCGGTTTTTCGCAAGCAACTTTACACATTTATTTTACATCAGTGGATGTCTGCATAAGTGTTTCCGAATTGTACATCTGTACCTAATGGTACGTTAAGTTTTACCTTATCATTTAACTTAATTGCAGCTTCGTGCATAATCTTTTCTACTGCACCCTCCTCTCCTTTTTTAACTATGGCAATTACCTCATCATGGAACTGCCCGATAGACTTAATTCCCTTGGACCTACATAACGACACCCAAGTATCAAAACAGAACACTCCAGTACCCTGATTTAATGTACTGAAACGGTCCTTGTCACTTCGTAGGCTATACCAGAAACCGGACACAGGGTTCTTAAGCCACGCACCATTAAGTACCTCACGTACATTAAGTGTACTTGCTACCTTCTCAATAGCCCAGTTACGTGACCAGAAGGCTTCTAGTAGGGTCTTAGCTTCAGACTTGCTCATACCTGTCTCACGGGCCAGCTTAGGCGCTCCTACACCATACGTGGCACTGTAGTTAACCACTTTGTAATTCTTACGGAGGGCCTTAAGGGAACGCTCTCCAGAGTTATGTTTGTCGATGTCACCCTGAGTTATGACACCAGCGTGTAAAGCCAAGTCTAAGTGTGGATCAAAACCTTCACGGCTCATCTGTTCAACATAGTCAGGGTCTAGTGGTTTCATGTAGTGTCGCTTAGTAGTGTCCTCCAGTGATGTCATATCAGCACCAGCTAACACATAACCATCAGGACAAGTCAGACAGCCACGTATCACATCACCGTATGGCTTATCTACACTTGGTAAGTTAACCAGTGGACGGTAATGCTTAAACCTAAACGTGTTGGTTAGACCTGCAATACCAGCCTGTAGCCAACCATCAGTGTGACACTCTAGGAATGATTTAAGTATACCAGCCCTATGAGTAAGAACTGTGAGGCCATCAAGAAGATCAACAGCAGGGTCAATCTCTGCAAGGTTTTTGACACTTTGACATAACTCTCCATTCTTTCGGACTTGCTCAATTTGCTTTTCATCACCTGTTACCTTATTCCTTGTGAATTTATATGTAGTAGGTTTCCACCCGTATGAGTACAGCCAATCCTTAACCTGATCGTTAGAGTTAGGGTTACCACGTTCTTCACCTATCTTAACGACAAACTGCATAGTTGTTTCTGATTGTTTATACTCCTTACATAAAGCAACCCACTTCTCACCATGAGAGGACAGGCTACCATCTTTCTTGTGCATAACCTTTGGTCGCATTGCTACACGGGTTAGTGTACGCTTAGGCATAGCATCAGCAAGTTGTTCTACCTTTTCCTCTTTAAGTAGGCTGATCTCATCATAGGCTGCTTGAGCTTTGTCTACGTCCAATTTCCACCGGAGTGCCTCTTGCTCCTTAGCACAATCTAACTTGAACGAGAGATAGTCAATCAGACGATCTTTATCATCTGGTTCTTTGTACAATTTGTTTAACTTCAAGTCTAAGTCACGCCACAGACGGTTGTTTATCTTAACGTCCTCATCACACCTGTGAGCGTACTCTTGTGGAGTTAGGTTGTCCCAGTCCTCAATCTCAGGTTTAGGCACTCCATAGTCCTCTCCGTAACCCGCAAGGCCATGCTTCAGTCGGTCATGGTGTATATACCAAGACAGTGCTAGAGTATCTATCAAACGAGCCTCTACCTTGATGCCCAGCACTTTTTCCACTGCGGGTATGTCGAAGCGGATATGGTTGTGTCCCACTAAAGTTTTACGTGTAGCAAAGAACTCACGCATTTCATCGTAGTCATGTGTGTGATGAACTGTCTTACCATCGTCTGAATAAGACAAGACATGAATCTTGGTCAACACATCTAATAGACCGTCTGTTTCAATGTCATATACTGTTGTCATTAGTGATAACTTTCTTTTCTGATACGGGTTTCAAAAAAATTACTTAGGTCCGAATGTTCTTCCATGAACATCCTTGCGTAATGTGGTGACCAACCATCGTCTATTTTATAGACCTCATCTGTGTCTTGCATCATTGTCTCCCACCTTATTCGATGGAAGATACCTCTAGCTGAATACCTGTCCCTTTTATAGGATGCTTGAAGTGCAAACTTCTTAAACAACTCATATACATCTGGATGTGTACTATGAAACAGGTCAAAATTCTCTTTTGTCCACTTACCGTGCATTATATTACCTCCTTTAGTGTGAATGTTTCAGTGTTAAATCTCATCATTCCTGCGTTACCTTCCTCTGAACAGGGCCTGTTCTTCTCAATGCTAAGGTACGTTGTGTTACGCTCCTTTATATCCTCAGAGTCCTTATCCCTCTTAAGGTCAATAATGACTGATGCACGTTGACCAATCATCCTACAGTATTTCATCTGACCATCATCATTAGTGTGGGCGATAGTTACGATGCCTACGTTCAACTCAGCAGATAGCTTAGACAGTCTAACTGACAGGTCAGCTAACATCTGTTCTTTGCTTTCGTCTGATGATCCTACCAATACATCTTGAATAGGCTCAAAGAATACAAACTTAACACCACAGGCTACAGAGAAGTAACGTATCTGGTCTATTAGATCATCTGCACCCTGACCATCACTGAGGTAGAACTGGTAGAAGTTCTCACTCTTTGTCAGTTTACCTATTGCATTTATTACCTCTTCCTCTGCACCCTTCTCATCAATCAAATCCCTACGTGTCAGGTTGTCCTTACATTCGTAGGAGACAAGACCTAACAGTGACCGTAGCTTTGTTTCTTCCAGATGCCATGCAGCTATAGGAACTTCCTTCTGTAGCATATTATACTCTAGGTATCGCATGATCTCAGTCTTACCAATTCCTGTAGGTGCTTTGATAACTGTGAAGTGTCCCTGCATTAACCCAAGTATCTTATCGTCTAGTGCTTGTATACCTGTAGGTACATACTGATGCTCAGGGGTGTCCTTGTATAACGACAAGAAGTCCTGTGTACTGTTCATCACATTCTCAGGTGTATACTTACGTGCTGCCCACCATGCACTCTTGAAGTCAGAACCCTTACCAGCTTGTAGGAACTCGTTAGCGTCCTTGTAAGGTCTATGGTCAACACGGTAAACCTTATTAGGAAACAACTTAGAGATACGATCCGCAAGGGAATTACCAGCATCATCATCATCTAC